TGAGTCGCTACAGTTGAACATAGACCTAAAAATGTATCCTTATTCTCGAGTTCAAAATGCGCCTCCAGCTCCTTCCGAATTTTCCAGAGCCATGAAATCGCTCGCCGCCGACCCTCCCCAATATTGTTACAAGTCTGCGACTGGCCGTCACTTGCCGCAACTACATCCCATACTTCTTGCCATTCCCTATAAGGGAGAATTCGTGGAAGTACTTGAAAAAACTCAATTAAATATGGCACACGCTCTTCAGGCGTTAAGGTATTGAATCGGTTCTTTTCGGAATTTGTAGTTGGAGGCGATGTGAACGGAGAGCACTCAAACGGTTTTGTGTGGCGCCCTTCTTTACTAAAAGGATGATTATCAAGAATTGAGAAAAGAAACTCCCATCCAGGAAAAATAGTTTTGGAACATCCCTGAGATAGATAATTCTTGTATTTTTCTGACACTTCCCTGAAAGATGGATTTGGCTCATCCAAAAGTCCCTGCGATTTTAATTTACCATTTACCTTATTGTGAATTTTATACAGCCAAAGAGCCAAATCTTTCTGGGATCCGAGATGTCCCTCAAAGGGGAGTTCTCCATAATACTCTGTAAGGGACTTGCGACAGAACTTACAAGGGAGAACAAATGGCAGAAGACTTAAGAAACTGGCCATGTCATTGTGCTGTCTTGTAGGATTATACTGGAATGCTGCCATATGAAGCAACTTCCAAGCAGATGGACCCCAGAATTTAGTGTCCATCGTACTCTGATTCTTAATCATAATTAAACCTTATAGGTGTATTTATGATTATGGTTTTCATGGGGTTTTTATGATTTTATGCGTATTATGGTTTTTTTGCTTCTTGCTCTTTACCCGAGACCGAAACCCATTGTACTGAGAGGAGCAAGGAATGGACGAATATTCTGAACAGGCTCTTCCGTGCGGCACTTTACCACAGGCGCAGGGCATCTGGGGCGAGGGCATGGGGCCGGAGGAGGGCACTTAACAGGTTCAGGGCACATTACCTCTGGGCATCTGGGACGAGGGCATGGTGGGCACTCTCCCTTGGACTTCGCGCACTTGCTACAATCCAAAATTACAGGCTGTGGTCTTGGAATAGAACTCTTAAGTACATACTTACTTAGATCAGGTACTGGAGGGCACTCTGTCTTGAGCATATAGTTACTCATATTAGGGCATGTCTGGCAAGGAGGGATTGTAGACTTAAGAACATACTTACTTAGATCAGGTTCGCGGCAAGATGGGCAGGGAGGGCACCGAGAAAGAGTATTTGAAGATGTTGATTGACTTGGTTGTTGATTAGAACCGAATATACCACCACCACCACCGCTACTAGATTCACTCGCTTGGCAACCACATGGCCGCGGTCTGTGACAGATATTGCATTTTTCTAGGGCTGATAGAGGAATACTATCATCAAATCCTTCAGAGTTCTTACCATGTGTAAAAAGTTTAGAAAAGGCAATGCCTAATAGTATACCTACCACTAAGGCAATCCCAACATTGATTGGAGAGGCCTTCATCTAACAATAGCAATTATTTAGCTGTTCGGTCTTTCAGATGCTCGGATCCTTAACTGCTCCAGCCTAGCCAGCCTTGAGGAGGGCATCCGCATGTTTCAGGAAGTCCGGGATCCATTGTAGTTGTTAAGCGATTACATATCATTTTACTATAGCCGCGCCACGAAAATTCAGGAGCAACTGATGATTCCTGCGCAGGAGTTAAGCAACCGAAGTCCGCTGGATCTAATCCGCGCGCCTGAATTGCCTGGCGGATCTGCTGGGCACGCCCCTTCCAATCAAATTGTGCTGGTGTAGAAGGAGTGCTATTTGCGACAGCCTGAGCAAGTTGTTGATCTTGACTTATAGGATATGTGTGTGACCCATACTGTGTGTTGTTTGATGGATTAAATCCAGTTTCCATAGGATTAGCAGTTGTTTCTAGTTCAAAATTACTTGGAAATCCAGTATCATGAAGAGTTTTATTACGATTATGAGGCTTCTTGTGTGACCCCATCACCATTGCTTTATTATCTGATGTATACTCTAACTCCACCTTCCATGAAAGACCCTTTGCTAGTTTTTCAATAGCAGAATTAATGGCTTCCTTATTCTGATTCAAGTAATCAGACTCCTTTGAACCTGCCTTTACAGGTAGGAGATTCGCAAGAATGGGAGATAGACCAGCCTTGCGAATTACAGTTGGCAGAGGATCATTTACGTTTGACAGTAATGGTAATACCTTTCCTATATCAGATTTATAGATTGGTACATCTTTTGGACTCAACTCACCCTTATCAAGTTTATCAAGAATACCTTGAACATCATTGCGCATATTTGTAAGAGCAGTGACTCGCGCTTGTGTCACTGGATCACTCGTACCACTTGCGGAGAGACGCTGCATTTCCGCGTAGATCTTAATTATAAGTTCATTTAGATCAGCCCTTGTAGCAGGTTTCTCTGGTTGTTGATTTGTATGTGTATTCTCAAACCCCTCCGCGTTTCCTAGAAAACTAGATCCATTCAAGCCACTTGTACCACTTTCCCCTACAGGAATGACACCTGAGGCCTTGAGTGTTCGCGCCTCTCGCTGGAGATAACGCATATTTGCGCGTATCTCATTAATATCCTTCTGATTGAGCTGGCTCTGAACACCAGGATTTGAAGTGAGTACATAATACTCATCCTGTAATCGTTGGAAATCGCCCTTCGCCTTTGTAAGCGGTAGTTGAATATTGGGATCGCTGCGGTCCTCTAGCTGCTTCGCCTCAAATCCTAGGAATGCACGGAGGTCCTCCAGAAGACCATTAATCTGGAAAAGCGTTGCGCGCTCTAGAACAGGATTCTTGTAAGGGAGAGGAGTAGAGTTTGCAATTTCTCCAAAAGGTGCGCCAGGAAGTAGAGAGTCTTCACGAGGTTCTACCGCTTTCTCAGCACCAGTTACAAAAGTAGGGGGAGGTTGTTCAGGTCTGTTAATTTTAATTGCGAATCCCTCCTTCTTTTTCTTCTGTTCAGGTGTATAGATATACGCGGCAGCTGATAATCCAGCAAGAAGTGTCAGAAATATGGCAGCACTTGGTGAAATATCCATTCTATTAGATAGTAAGCCGTTTCTTTAGACAGATTGTCCTATGGACTGACGAAACTCTGTTCGTCAGTACTCAACAGTACACCCCCAACATGGGATAGCATCTTTCTTTATATATTGGGACATATCAGGCATTTTAGGGCAGGCACTTCGCCAATCAGCGCCCTGTGCAAGAGATGGTGATGTTACACTACTTGCTGATACCGTAGGGTGTTGAGGTATTCGGTTATGAGATGATCTTGGCACATTATAGTAACTAGATACAGCATCTGGAGTAGATGGGGTTGCTCTAAGAGGAGCAGGAGTTGATGAAATATTTTGACCTGATGGAGATGGTGAAGGATATGATATGGGTGCTACTGGTATGATTGGAGTGGGAGATGGTGTATTTACTTTATTTGTAGAGAGTGCTGAAATTAAATCATCAATGTGATTTTGAACTTCAGTATTATTATTATTTGTAGAAGATTGTATTATTGGTATATCATCAAATGCTTCCTTTACATAATATAAGCTCAATCCTATAGAAATAAAAAAAACAAGTATGAGAAAATATAATTGTCTCATATCTATCTTTTAGGGAGAATTAAGCCGTATTATTATTTAGTTGCTTTTTACTAATACCTTACCTTGTTTAACAGACGCTACTACATTCTTATTATTTGTTAATGGTACAACTGGTTTAACAGACGCTACTATATTCTTATTATTTGTTAATACTACACCTTGTTTAACTGAAGGAGCTGACTGGGCAGTGACCTTCGCATTATTTTTAGGTAGCACAACACCTCTCTCAAACGGCTTCACTGGTTGTATTGTTTCATACTGCTTTGATAAAATATTGTCTTGTGATAAAAGATTGTGTTCAGTGGTAGTACCATGAATTGATACAGGCTGCGGTGTAACATGTTTTCTTGATTTTTCTATAGCCCCTTTCAGGGACTCTGCTGTTACTAATGGTTGTGGTTCCATTGATGTCCAACTTGTTACAGTAGGTTGGTCTAGACTTGAAGATGTAGGGGCCTGTTGCTTTGGCGACCAAGGTTTCACAGCAAGTGATGCGATTAAATGGTCACTATTATCTATGACGTCAGGTACAGTATTTGTTACAACTGGAACCTGTGCAAGTGTAAGTGCTGTTTTAAGAATAGTTACACCTTTACTAATATCATTTTTCATTTGAGGTACTACTGTATTTGGGTCGTTATGACCAGATGGTCCTAACTTAATAAAATCTCCAAGAGTTGTTTCATTTATAATTGTCTTATTTTTGATGGGTTTTTGAATATTTGTAATAGCTGTTCCAAAATTCTGCGACCAAGTTTGTAGAGTGCCTACACATAATTTCTTATCAGGAATTAATCGTACCGGTATAATAGGAACAGGCGCATAAATAAGCGCAGTATTAATGTTATTTAATATTGGTCTTATACTAGTTACTAGAGAGGGTATGTTATTATTGACATCTCCAAGTGTTATAGTACTTGTATCGCCTTTCTTATAATAAGAAATAGTTTGTTCAAGCATATCTGATCCTGACTTTAAAGTGCCAGTACACAGCGTCTTATCAGGTATTAATCGTACTGGTACGATAGGTATTTGTACAAGAGAAATTCCAAGTTTAATATTTATTAGAACTTTGGAAATACTACCTATTATAGATGGCATAACAACAGCAGGGTCATTAGAACCCTTAGGATAATATTTAGTAATAAAATCGCCTAATGTTGTATGATTTGTATCACCCTTTTCGTAATAATCAATAGGGATATTAAGCATAAACGCTGTCTGTTTATTTGCATTTATAAATGTTGTTAGATCAGATGTAGCTCGTACCATTTTTGTGGGTATAGGGGGTGCTATAGGGGATGATATAATACCATTACCATTATTTGAAGATGGCCCAACTAAACCTCCTGTTTGTAGGGGTGTCCCTGCTGAGGCTTGTATAGATGATCCTTGTAGGGGTGTCCCTGCTGAGGCTTGTATAGGTGATCCTTGTAGAGGTGATCCTGCTGAGGCTTGTATAGGTGATCCTTGTAGAGGTGATCCTGCTGAGGCTTGTATAGGTGACCCTTGTAGGGATGATGACGCATTCTGTAGAGGTGATGCTGCTTGTATTGGTACAGATGCTGTTGCTACTGTTGTTGCTGCTGTTGCTACTCGCATAGGGGCTGTTGATGCTTGTAGTTGTGCTGCTGTTGGTCCTGTTGTTGCTACTCGCATAGGAGTTGTTGTTGTTGGGGCTTGTAATGGTGAAGCTGTTGCTACTCGCATAGGGGCTGTTATTGCGGTTGGCACAACTGTTGGTGTTGCTCGCATAGGTAACCCTGTTGGCACTGGTGCTTGTACTTGTAGCGCTGCACCTGCTTTCAAAGGCTTTGATGCTACAACAAACCCTTCAGTTGCAGTTGGTGCTGGTATCATTCTTCCACCGAATAACTTATAATTGTCATCGTTCAAAAACTGATCATCATCTGTTAAGGTTACCTGTGCTGCGGTCGCTAGATCATTTGCCACTTTTTGTAGAAACTTAAAATATGCTATTACATAATGAATTGTTGTATTTGCAGTTATTGGAGTGTCTATAGTGATTGGCGGTGGTCCGCCAAATAGTGTATAATCTGAATCACTTAGAAAATCTTTACCATCTTTAAAATTATTGTTTATTGCAGTGACCACAGACTTTGTGGTTGCTTGTAGAAACTTAAAATATGCTATTAAATAATCTAGTGTTATGTCACTAGTAATCTGAGTGTTAAGATCTATTGGTGGCGGGCCGCCAAATATGGCATATTGTTCATCAGTCAAAAATGGTGTATCATCTTTAAAAGTGCTTTTTATTGCACTAATAGCCGAATTTGTGGTAGTTTGTAATAACCTATAATATACTAACAAAGAATATGCTGTCATATTAGCAGTTACTTGAGTATCAAGTGCTAATGATACTGTATTTGCCACACATTCTCCAGCAAGTGAAATTGTACCTGCTGGGCAGCCTGTATTCATGTCATCAAAGCCCTCAAAGCCTGTTTTAATAGAATATATACTCAGTGTTATTGCAATAAAAAAGATAACTATGAGGAAATACAACTGTCTCATATCTATATTTCAGGAAGAATTAGTAATTATCAATTAACCATAAAAAATTGATCCATTACCTCTATAACACATATTTTTATAAAGAGAATGGCGCCTCGTAAGCAGAAAGATGTCCTTGCGCTACGTTTCAAGAATGATTCTACATCTATTGAGGCAGGTGTGGATGAAGCAGGTCGTGGTTCCTTTTGGGGACCTCTTGTCGCAGGAGCAGTTATTTGGCCACCAGAATCTCAATGGACAGATGAACATAAGAAACTTGCTCCGCAGATCCAAGACTCAAAGACAATTTCAAAGAAAAAGAGAGCAGCAATTGCGGAAGCTATTAAACGTCTAGCGGTCGCAACAGGCGTTGGTATTGTAGAAGCAAAAGAGATCGATGAGATTGGAATGACTCGCGCAAACGAGGAAGCGTTTCGTCGCGCACTTAGTGCGCTCAGCAC